CCGGCCATATCCTTGATATCATTCTTCATACGATCTTCAATATCAAATAATCCCTTCGGAATATCAGGAGGAGTTAAGGTTTCAACCGCATTTGGTACGTTTGAAGTCCATACTTTTCCGGCTAACGTACCTGTCCTAGACATTTCAGCAGCGTTAATACCTGATTCTCTAAGAACAACTTTTTGTGGGTTTTGATGTAAGGTTCCAATAATGGAAGCAGCTTGAGCCGTTTTATTAATGATCTTTTGATTTTCGAGCATATCCATTGCTGTAGATGTACCCCAAAACGAATTGTCTTCTTCTTCGTCATGAAAAACTGCGAAAGGGTAAATAGATGGTTTAAAATCTTCAATTCTATAAAGAAGAAAATCAGTATTCCAAAGGAAATACGATACGTCCACTTGCCATGCTCCATCTTCATTACGGTATCTCTCCCAATGAACGTGCATCGTACACATATCATCTCCACTTTCCTCCTGTAAAGTCATCGTACTTTTCGTTACAGGACGGTCTAAAATATCACCAGTGGCATCATTGTCACGTTGCAAGTCCGCAAATTTTAAATCCTTTAGTTTCTTCCCGGCAAACTGACGGAATGTTTTATTATTCTTTACATCTGAAAATGCCATCGGTTCTGTAATCGTGAAGTATTTCGCTTCAGGAATCGTATAGGCTGTAGGATCAATATAGAACTGAGCATTGTTCAGCTTCTTAATCTTTACATTATAACGGTACAGTTGGTTGTCAGGATGACCTTCTCCGTAGTATTTACCACGAATATTCTCTTCCGCATACACATATGCTATAGAAGTACCTTGTAGTAAGGCTCGGTCTACACACCTACGGACGATCATCGGTACTTTCTGTTCATCCCATACGTGTTCATAAGCACGTTGCAACTTGGAAACTAGGTCAACATCACTAGGAGTCATTGGTACAAAGTTAGCCTGTGGTACGTTCTGAGCCAAGTTTGCCCTCTTAGTGGTACGGACGTACCTGATTAAGTTCGTGATTGGCTTTGGAATCCACACTGGAATCTGTACGTTATCCCATTGACGGCCCCGGTCAAACTGATCGATTAAGGCCCATCGCTTATGATGGTCACTCATTCCATTAGATGCAACCCGGAACCTACGTAAAGCTTTATGGATGAGGTCACGTTCTTCCTCATCTGTTAGTGAGTTGTCTGGTTTATTTACTTCTTCTACTTCAGTAGGTGCTTCTTCCATCATCATAGATGGGTCGAGTGCATCTGGTGGTTGTTGCCCAAGTAGTCCTAATTCTTCTGGATTCATCCTTAATTCACCCCTTTGTTAACTTTGATGCCTTGGTCTTTCAACCATTGTTGTACGTCTGGATCTACAAATCCCCATTCGCTTAAACCGGCTTCATCTTCTTCTTTTGCTTTCTGTTCTTCAGCTGTTAACACTGGAACTGGAGGAAGATATACAATCGCACGAATATCAGACAGTTTGAAAATACCTTCTTCAGTTTTAACTACTGATTTTTCTAATGACATCGCTGTGAATACGGAATCAAATTCATGTTTTGACCATTCGACCATTTGATACGTGTTATCAATATATTGAATTCTGTAATCATGCTTCTTCGGTTTTGTCATCTTCACTCACCTTCTTTTGTAGGCAGTATCCTTCTAATTCCCAAATCTTGTTTGAAATACGTTCCATACAGATGTTGTAACCAATCACTTCGTCGAAGTTAGCCGGGTCCACGCAACTAGAGGATTCAACAATGACGAACCCATTCGGTAATGTAATCATGACTACTGTTGTCTTTTCACCCATCTTGTATGTTTTAATTTCGGATTGTCCAATAATCGTATAAATTTGGTCTTGTGTTACTATGTTTTTCATCTAATTTCCTCCTAATAGTAAGCTAAGAAGTCATCAAACTTCTCAGGTATTTCATCATCGTACTCAATCGTGTCGTAGTTGCTGTATTCAGAATAAGACTTAGGCGGTGTGTAGGATTGACCTTTCAAATGTTCTGGATCATCTGGTAATCTAGCAATCATGTACCTGAGGGCATCACATAAATGGTCATTCTTTTTCTCAGGCTTCTCGTCCAAGTTCTCTTCAGCATTATCGATATCCACTTCCGGGTAGGTGTACTGTAACAGTTCCTTTATTCCATTCACACAAGTCTTATAGATTTTAAGTTTCCTAGCATCAATATAGGAATTGACCTTAGCAAGTCCATATTCCAGTGAGTTATTACCTAGGGAAAAGAATAATCCGTACTCTTGGAAGTGAGATTGAATCGACTTACCATTGATGACATCATTCATTCGGTTCTTTGTTGCCGGGTCAATGACCATGAACCTAAGGGTTCCAGTATTAACGTGTTGCATACCTTCTTTAATCTTCTCAGCATGGTATGGAAGAGTCTTTTCAGGAACATAATATTCCTTATAGATGACTACTTCACCTGTTTTAGGGTTAATGGCACCCCAATATACAGCTGTTGGGTTACGTAATCCGTAGTCGGCACCTACAATACGTTCCCATTCCTTTGGTATTCCGTATTCATCTGTCTTTTCTGGAATGACAGGGTACGGATCGATGAAGCAATCTGCAATTTCCGGATAAACCATTCCGGAATTGTACTCAAAGCTACCTTCAAAGTACTTTTTACGGTACCAATCAGGCTTACCTATGGTGTTCATTTCAATGAAGTTAGCCGGGAGGTACTTATTAAGTTCTGTTCTCCAGATAAAGGTCCGCATGAAGCGGTTATAATCGGAATGTTGCGGATGATTTGGGTCTTTTCTGGCTTCATTGTCTACAAATGTATCCTTTATCCACGTATTAGCCGGGTTGGAACAGACGATAATGGCTTTATTCTTGGTAAAAGGGTCACGCATACGTGATTGAACCTGAGTATAAATGGACTTTTTAATACCAGATACCTCTTCTATATGAGCAAGTCCAATATTTAAGGAACGAATTTTTTGTTCTTCGTCTGTAGCTACTACGAAAATAGTAAACCCATTGACTAGTTTGATAATACCATCCGTCTTGTTGTAGTTTTCAATTAATGGAGGAGGACATACTTCTTCAAACCAAGTCTTAAGGGTAGTCTTTTTCAACTGACCTAAGGTCTGTGCAGCGAAGAGTCCAGATCCTCTAGGATTTTCCAAGGCCCTGAGTAAAAATTCTTCTAGTGTTGCTTTTGATTTACCTGAACCATATCCACCGAAGACAGCAATAATGTCAGTATCGTCCTGTTGTCCAGTTTTAACTTGGTGCATATCTTCCTGATAGTCCTGAGGGTGATAGGTTAATTCAATCGCCATACAGGAATCGCAAATTAAGTATGCCGGATGTTGGTCAGGTGGTTCACGCATAACACCTACTTTACATTCCATACATGTGTGCATTTATATCACTTCCATCCATCAAATAACACAATTACAAACATCAATATTGCACCGCATACCATACCGGCTAAAAATGTACCCATTATTCCCACCAACCTTTATATTTACCATAGGCAGCTAATACTAGAATACATAAACCTATGATTTCCATTATTTTTTACCCTTGTCGTTACCCTGTTTGTTAGTAGGTTTTAACTGGGATGCTTGTTTCATTTGTTCCATCTTTTGTCCATGCGCTTGATCGTTCTGGACTAATTTACTGTTGTGGTTTTCTTCTTGTTGTTTTAATTGAATTTGATTGGATGCTTGAGTCATGGCTAACTTGACTTCATTTTCTTGTTGAGTATGCTGCAACTTCATTTCATGTTCTTGTTTTTTCATATCTAGTTCAGCTTGTTTCATCTGCATATTCATTTCCATCTCTTGCTGTTTCATTTCCAGTTCCGCTTGCATTTTCATTAACTCCATCTGACTGTCATCCTTCAACAATGGAACTAGGGTAGCCACACTGTTCGCTAATGCTGACATAATATCTGCTCTTAGTTTCATATCCAATGTCTGATCCTTGCGGATCTCTAACGCATAGTCCATGTAACTAAGGATTAAGTCTGGCAGTACCATCATCGGTTCAGGCTCTGGTTGGAAACTAGGATGTTCTTCATCAGGCATTTCTTGAACCTGAGATGAGTCCATATTCGGATCGTGCCATTCAGGTGCGGATTCAGGATCGAACGGCTCCTCTTGTGGTTGTTGCATGGATGGGTCATTTAATGCCGGGTCTTGTTGTTCTTCTTCAGGAATCATATCTTCTGGATTCATTATTCATCATCTCCTTCTTCATCATAGTATCGAATATAAGCCGCTTCACAATAATGATAGCCTGTAAATTCGGCACCGCAATCTAAACAGTGATCTTTTTCTTCATTCATTGTGTTACCTCCTTGGGCCGGGGGATATGGTGTAATACTACGGTACGGTTTTGGTCCTGTTGATTCATAATACCTGACAATTCTTGGACCTGTTTAGCAGCTTGCTGATTACCTGATAGGGCCATTTCAACTAAGGAATGAAATGTCTTTCTCTGTGCGATCTGACTCAGGAATTGCATCTGCCCTTTAATGAAGTTTTGCGTTTCTTGTAACCTAAGTAGTTGTTCCCATTGTTCTTTGGTTCCTTTTCCTGTCTGCTCCTGTAACTCCTCCGGATTTAAAAAGAGGAGGGAAGTGTTGGACTGTAGGAGGTTGGCCAGTGAGAAAAGGATTGTTTTTTGGGGTAGGGGGTATGTGTTGAGGGAATCTGATTGATTAAGCATTTCTGTGAGCATTTACCACAACCTCCAATTTTTCATTAATATCACAATCCACAGTACGATCGGCCATACAGGAACCAATTTTACACAAGACAGTGAATTTTTAAAACCAATCTCTGACATTACAGCAAGTATCCCTATGACGATTACACCTAGTAAAAT